AGCTAACAGTGACCCCATACTTGTTTAACAGTTCACGTTGCTTTGGACTCACGGCATCATTCAGCCAACGCTTGGTTTTTTTCGCACTGTCTCCAGTTTCATTCTGCCTCATGAAATCATCAGCAGCCGCCACAACCTGTCTTTTGGTTCCAATGCTTATCACCCGCGTTTTGCCCTCCTTCTTTTTAACAACGGCGATACACAAGCCATCAACATTAGCTATTAAAGCAAAGCCATTGAACCCGGATGCAGACAAACAAACTCCATTGCCGAATAGATCTATCCATCGAAACGGAGAACGCTCTGTTAAATCGACCTCTGTAAGAACAAAATCCTCTAGCATCTCTGGCTCTGGACGTTCTATCTCATGACCACAAATAGGACACTCGCGCACATTCAATGGTATCTCAGCGTCACAGTTAGAACATATCTTTACTGGAGCCTCGCCACCTACATCACTCTGACCGCCATCCAAATTAACAGCATCGTCAAGCGATCCGTGTGTTAATACAGACGTACCAAAATCCATCACAATACAATCAGACTTAACAACACCGGGAAATTCTTCCTGATCTACTGTACGCAGACCGCGACCAATCATCTGAACCATCGTTGCTTTATATGAACATGGTCTGGTCAATACGATGCAGGACACAGGCGGAGCATCGAAGCCCTCAGTCAACACAGCTACGTTGACAACGACCTGAACATGTCCAGCGCTTAGATCATGTAAGATTTGCTCACGTTCATCTTTAGGTGTGTCACCTGTGACCGTTGCGGCATCAATACCATACGCCACAAACTCCTCACATAAATCTTCAGCATGCTGCACTGTTGAGCAGAATACAATCGTCTGGCGATCACCAGCTTTATCCTCCCACTCTTCAACCACACGCTTGTTAATAGCGCGGCGATTCATGATCCTCTCGACCTGCGCCATGTCAAAGTCTGATATAGTTTTGCGTACTTCGCTCAACTCACTCCGCACACCAACATCAATCACATATGTCTTTGGCGGTACGAGGAACCCTTCACGAATTAACGTGGATATTTCTATTTGGTGGCTACAGTTCGTAAATACGCTTCGTAGACCCTGCTTGTCACCACGGTTGGGGGTAGCGGTAAAGCCAACGATTTGAACCCCCTCATTGACCTTCTTTGCGGCGTTAATGATACGTTGATATGTATCCGCAATAGTATGATGCGCTTCGTCAACCACGATCAAATCAACCTTGGGCATATTGTCCAAGTTTTTCTCGCGGCAAAGCGTTTGCACCATTGCAAATACAGCGTCACCTGACCAATCCTTAGATGCAGCGTTTACTTCACTGGTCTTCAAAGATGGATTAACAAGATGAAATTTATTGGAGTTCTGTGAAACGAGTTCATCGCGATGCTGTAGCACAAGCACATTTTGTGAACTCTTGTGGCGTTTGCCAACTAGGGCAGAAAGCATGATTGTCTTTCCAGCCCCGGTTGGCGCAACGACTAAAGTATTATTGTGCTTGTCCAGTGCATCAGAAGCGTCATTCACAGCGACTTCTTGATACTCACGCAAGATCATCAGACTAGCCTAGTCTATACCTGTGAATGCCTAACTTTTTGTCGTAGGTCTTCACAATTTGATAACCAGCCTTTTTAATCAGATGGATATGATTATAAACAGATGATCTTTTATTTCCAATGACCGCATGGATCTCGTCAATTGTCGCTCCCTTCTTGCGCGAGATTAACTTAAATGTCTTTTGACAAAGTTTAGGAATTTCACCATGCACATCCTCAAACTTAATGTCGATGATGGGGGGCTTTACGGCTCCAGCGCCCCCCTTACTGGATTTAGCGACCTCTGAAGGTTTGCCGCTAATAAATTGCCACAGTTTCACTATCGCGCCCATGATGGTGCTACCCCCGCTGTTGCCGTACTTGGTTGCGGTGCAGGAGACTGAGCCACTGGTGCTTGTGCAACTGGCGCTTGCGCGACAGGTGCAGCTTGTCCTGTACTTTGAATATAATTCGGAGAGTCTGGTGTCAAGACCGTTTTGATCTTGTTACGATCAGCATAACCATTATTGCCTTTTTCTATTCCTAAACTGCAACATATTGTCATACCATTGATCATGTGAATACCTTGAATGGAAGCACGTTTTGCTCTCGCTTCTTCGCTTTCATCTTTTGGCGAAATACCAAACCCACTATCGACCATATCCTTAATGCGATTTAAACCAATCTTTCGGGCTTTGGACATGCCATTCTCATCTTTAGCATCGCCATCAACAAAGACGTTCTGTTTAAATGTGCATTTATCAAAGTTACCGCCCACTATGGTAAACTCAATCGGCAACCATTTTGCGCTGGTGGTTAGAGATTGCTTAAAGAAGGTGCCAGCACCATATTCGGGAATCTCCAGATTTCCACCTTCCAGTTTAATGATAGCATTAACGACAGTGCCGTCAGGTATAAGTTCAAAGTTTCCGCCCTCGTTTGGCGGTACGTTATTTAGATCAAGCATCTACGTTTTCCTCTTCTGTTTTTTCATTGACCGTTTTTGGATTTACAAACTGCATTGCCTCTGGCCTTGGACCAGACATTTTTTCAAAGAGTTTGCCAAGATGCGGCTCTTCAATAGCTTCAAGTCTGCCGCTTCTATCTTTAGCAGGATAGCCCCACTGGTTTAGTGTGTCGCAGACAAAGGCTCTGAATTTAGTGCCATCGTCCGCAGTCAGCGTTGTCATTGTGATTAGTTCATCCACAATTCCGGGAAGCTCACGCCCAGTCTTTGCACCTTCGATTTGTAAGTCGTAAGTGATGCGTCCATAATCGTCCGTCTTTTCGTCAAGAATGCCGACAAAAATTACGTTCTTGTCACGAATGTGCTGAAGGTGTGTTAACCACGCCATCATCTCTCGACCCTGCGCTCCATACACTGCACGAGTGTCTAACTTACCTGATCTATCTGATCTACAATCTGGTGAGTTTTGATTATACGAAAAGCAAAGCCGACCTGCGACTGTAATACTATCAATAAAAATAGTATCGTACTTCTCAAGAACAGGAGTAGGATCACCATAAATCTGACAAACCGCATCATAGTGAGTCATTGAATATGGAGAGTCATCTGTTATTGCAGGATTGCCACCGCCAAGAAAGCATGCAAAGTCTCTGCACTCTTGCCAAGTACGCGGCCTAATCACATCTACTTTGCAACCTTCAATAGCGGCATCTCCAGCCTCCAAGTCCATAAAGAGAGTTCTCTCCATATCAAGGGTGCGGACAAGACTTGTCTTGCCCACCCCAGACTTGCCGCCAACCACAATCTTGTGACCGCGCTTTTCGGCTAGCCTTTCTTCTGCTGTAATTATTTTAAGCATTATTTGCCCTCCTGTCTTTTAAGGTCTACTGACACGCTCTGTAATTCTACAGTGCGAGCCTCTGATAATGCTGCCTTGATATCTGGTGTGGCGTTCTGAAACTTAGCTTCTGCTACACTGTATTTAACAGTAGCAAGATGCCTTGCAGTCTCATCATCCATTGCACCCAACACACGCAACAAAATAGCCTCATCCCAAACCACACGCTTCTTGAAATCAACAGTAACTTTGAAGTCACCATCATTCATGGTGGTCTGACCAAAGTCTTTGCCCTGCTGTGCAAGCTGCATTTGTGCAGTTTCTTCAAACTGATTTTGTAAAGTTTTGTTGACAATCTTCAATGACTTTTGAAGATCGTTTATTTGAGATTTAAGATCCTCACGCTTTTCAAACAAAGCAGTCAGATCATTATTTAGATTAATAGCGTTCATCGCCTTCTCCTTCAGTTATGTCGCTAAACATAACTGGAAGATAGGCATGCAATCTTTTCATGTCAAGTTTATTTTGAGAAAATTGTTATTATTTTTTTTAGACAGGTAAATCTCAATTCCATGAACAGCTTTCATGAGTTTCTTTTTGAGTTTAAATTCAGAGGTTTCTACGCCCTTGGCATCTTCAACAATCTCTTCAAGATTACCATGATCATCTACTTTATTATAACGAAAGTCAGCCACATATTTACAAATCTTTTGATCGTTGACCACAATCTCATATGAGATTTGTCTTTGTAGGTCTGTTATATAACCAGCCTTTTCCATAGCCGTAAGCTCACCCCATCTCTCTGCTTCCCACTTGGAATCAAACTTAATTCCCATAAAGGTAGTCTTTCTGGCACCGTATTTGTTTGTCTTGCGTTTATAGTTGT